TCTGTGCTAGTACCAAACTCCTCTACTGTTCCGATTGGCACTAATGCCATAGCTTTATCTAATTCAAATAATAATTTTTTGAAATCTCTTAATTCTTTGTTAGCTTTAAAAATTTCATCTGCATCTTCTTGGAAAGGGTTGCTTACTGTTTTAGCTTCACCTAATTTTTTAATAGTCTGAACTAATTCATCCCTTAACTTATGAAAATTATCCCGAACCCTATCAAATCCGTCTGCCGTGTCGCTCGTAAATGTTTCTAGTTGAGTTTTTATAACATCAACATTTGTTTTGAAGTCATCAAATCCTTTTTTGGCTGAAAACGCTTC